GGAATTAGTAAGAGACCATAAACTTACATATTTGGAAGCAATTATACATTGGTGTGAAAAGAATCACATGGAAGTTGAAACTGCTGCTAAACTTGTGTCACCACTGATCAAACAGAAGATGATGGTAGAGTGTGAAGATTTGAATCTGTTGAAAAAAGGTGGTGCGAAACTGCCGATATGACAGCGTTTGATACATACAGAACATATCTTGCGCTGAATCAACACTTTACTCGAAAGTCATACGACTACTTCAAATACAATGGTAAAGTGAAAGTCAGCGAGACTACCTTTTTGGGTAGGAAAGATCGTTACTTCTTTGAGAAAGCATCACGCAAGTTTAAAAAGGAAGAATTCATTGAGTTCCTGTTGGCAAACTACACTTCAGGAACTGAACACTGGATAGGGAATCTAATGTCAGGTGCGAACCTGGTAGAGATGAAAAAGTGGAAGAAACGCATAGATTCCTTGACTTATACCTTTAAAGAGGATATAATGAGTATTGTGGATCAAGACGAAACTCTTGATTCCGCTTTGAAGATGCAGGAAGGCAGGCATCCATTGCTGTATAGAATGTATCTTCGAAAGAAGGTTTCATTGGAAACATTAGTCATTCTTGATGACTTGGTTGAATATTCTAAATTATGGAAACGTTATGATGACATGATGATGAATGATTTGTTGTTTCTAATGGAAAAGTATCGTCCGTTCTTTCATCAGGCGATACAAATAGACAAAGGCAAGTACAGAAAGATTGTTCTTGATTCCTTTGCCTAAAAGTAGTACAATAAATGCTTATATTATGATACTGTGGATACGATAAACATACAACGCAAATACGAGGTAAACATATGTCTTTTGCAACTCTAAAGAAGTCACGTGGTAATTCTCTATCACGTTTAGTCCAAGAATCTGGTAAACTAGCATCTGGTGGTCAACAGCAGTCTTCAGGAGCAGACGATCGCTTTTGGAAACCTGAAGTTGACAAGTCTGGTAATGGTTTTGCTGTGATTCGTTTCCTACCTGAACCAACTAACGAAGATCTTCCATGGGTTAGAATTTTTGATCATGGATTCCAAGGTCCTGGTGGTTGGTATATTGAAAACTCCTTAACAACTATCGGTGAGAAAGATCCTGTTGGTGAATTTAATTCTACACTATGGAACAACGGAACTGACGCTGGTAAAGAGCAAGCACGTAAACAAAAGCGTCGCTTGAAGTATCACTCCAATATCTATGTCGTAAAGGATCCTGCTAATCCACAAAACGAAGGCAAGGTATTCTTATATTCCTACGGTAAAAAGATTTGGGATAAATTGAACGAAGCAATGAATCCAGAGTTTGAGGATGAGAAACCTGTAAATCCTTTTGACTTCTGGGAAGGTGCTGACTTCAAACTAAAGATTCGCAATGTTGAAGGTTATCGTAATTATGATAAGTCTGAGTTTGATTCACCTTCACCTTTGTTGAATGGCGATGACGATGAGTTAGAAAAAGTGTATAATTCTATGCACTCTCTTGCTGACTTCACCGACAAGCGTCACTTTAAATCTTATGACGAACTAAAGGCAAAGTTGGATCGTGTTCTTGGTTTGACTGGTGTGACTGCACCAAAGACCAAAGCAGAAGATACAGTAGCAGAAGCACCTGCTATGAAGTCTGCTCCAGCACCTAAAGTAAGTGATGAGGTCTCCTTCGATGACGATGATGACGAAAGTCTATCGTTCTTTGAAAAACTAGCAGAAGAAAATTGATGCCACTCTAATGCTAGTAATTTTTGGGGGAGCGTTCTGCTCCCCCTTTTTTATGCAGCGAAACTTTTGCCGCAACCGCACGTTGCTGTTGCATTGGGGTTTTTAATTACAAACTGAGAAGTTAATCCATCGTCCTGATAATCTACTTCACATCCGTCAAGATATTGCATACTCATAGAGTCAACCAATAGATTACCGTATTCAAAGTCGCCTTCTTCCTTCTGCTCTTCAAACGTGAATCCATAGTTGAAACCAGAGCAACCACCACCTGTAACAAAGAGTCGTATCTTCATTGTGGTGGCAGTCTGCTCGTTCATTAGAGTTTCGAGTTTTGCCTTTGCGTTATCAGTTAGTGTTATCATACTGGACCAAGTACCATATCATTTGCAACACCTAAAGATTTGTCTCTTCTTGCTTTTGGAGGTATTGCGTTTGTTGTACTGCTTGAAGATTTAGTAGAATTATCAACAACTGTTGAACTATTATCAATAACTGTGACTCCACCAGAAGCTCCCTGTGCAGTAGAAACTGAATTCACCACACTTCCTGAACTTCCACCAGAAACAGAACCAGTTCCAGATGGACCAACAGAACCTCCACTTTGAGATCCAACACCTATATTGTAATATTCAGAAGACTTACTTCCATATTGATCTTCTTTAACTTCACCCATCTTCAATGCTTTAGCACCACTCCATCCAGTTAAGTGTGCTGCTGCTAATAGTCCTGCAATCTGTTCTTTACTTTCGCTACCTGTTATCACACCCTTTGCTCTCAAATAACCCATATTCTTTTTAGTGTATGCTAACATTGCTTGTTCTTGTATTTCTGGACTGTTCAAGAACTTTTCTTTAGATAATCCACCAACCCAATTGTCATCATTATCTAATGCTTTGTTTCCTTTCTTTCCAGTCCCAGGTTTAACCAATCCAATATCTTCAAGTGCCATAGCACCTAACTGATATTTCCCAACATATCCGATAGTGTTTACTGCTTTGTAATTGTTGCTACTCTCACGCTCACCTATCTTGCTTGCATAGGATTGGAAGTTTATTCCTAAAGAACTGTCTGATGGTATTGCTGCACTAACTGATTTAGCATTAGACTGAGTCGGTGTTTGGTTCAACATAGAATCAGTCAAAGTGCCTGTTGTTAATGCTGCAACTGCTTCCTGACCACCAAGTGCTGTTACATTAGCAATAATATCATTAAGTGCTGCTCCATCTCCTGATGTTTTAGCAGTATTAAATGCTTGTTGAAGTCCCTTTGCCAATGTTGGTAATTCATTTACTTGCCCACCAGTTCTTCTTGCCAATTCGTTCTTAACATCACGCATGGCAAAAGCATTAATATCATTTTCGTCTATAATTGCTTGTAGTTCATTTGCAGACAGTTCACCTAATCTAGCGGTGTCGATTTTATCTTCTCTAAGGAATTTTGAACCATATATTCCCTTTGCCTCAGCACTCTTAAGAGGTTTAGCGAACTTTTCTGCTGCAGCGTCAAATGTTTTATCTGCTGCTTCAAATGCTTTCTCTGCATTTTCTAGCATCTTCATCGTAGACTCGTCTACTTCAATGCCCTTTGCATGATACTCGTCAATCTTTGCTTTTAGTTTATTATATCTTTTTGCTGCTTCTTCTCTTTGTGAGAATAAAGATTCTACTTGGGCACGTTCGCTTTCTATTGCGGCATTTACATTTAATTTCTCTTCAATTTCTTTACGCTGTTTTAGATATGATTCTTCACTCATCATACCATCTGCTCTTGCTTGTTGCAGATCCGCTAATGTAGCATTAAGTGATTCTCTTTCAGCGTCAAGTTTTGCACTTGACTCTTTGAACTCTTTGTCGAAGTTTGGATCAAAGTAATCTCCCACCCACTCTCCAACCATATTTCCTAGCGATGCTCCAAGTGCTATACCAAGTGGACCACCAACGATACCAATAGCACCACCGATTGCTCCACCAATTATACCTCCAAGATCTTCACCTTGTATCTCTGTGGCAATATCATCGTCTAATGCTGCACTAGCAACATCCCACCCATCTTTAGCATTAGAGGCAATTGCCTCAACAACTGTTAGTGGTGGAAATATCTTAGCAAATATTCTTGATGCTTTTGATGCAGGCAGTAGATCATCAGCAACCTTTCCTGCTTTTGCAGCGTCATCTGCTGCCGACCCTGCTTTAAATCTATCATCAATCTTATCAAGTGCATCTTTTAGAAACCCTGGTTTACCTTTGCTTGCTGCTTTTGCTACATCATCTAATTTGTTTGCTGCCTTTCCTGCTGCTTTTGCTGCATCATCAACCTTACTCGCTGCCTTTGCTACATCATCTGCTTTACTTGCTGCCTTTATAGCATCGTCTACCTTTGAACCACCCTTTAAAAAGTTCCATACTTTCTTCAGACCAAGAGTAGCTAGTCCTGCTGCGGCAACCGCTGCAGCAGCTGCTCCAACTCCTCCTCCACCACCACCTTCGACAGTAGTGCCAGCAGCTGCGCCAGTTATAGTTCCAGCAAACCTTTGTTTCTTTAAAAGGTTTCTTTGCTCCATCATATTTTCTCGAACAAATTTGTAGTGCTCGTCATGGAGTTCATAGGTGTCCGATAACCAAGTCTCAACCCTACCTAATGTGGATTGCATTTTAACTTGATTCTTTATAGACTTGTCTTGGAATTCTCTAGTCTTCCCAAAATTGAAAAATGGTAATGCCATAGTAGACTCTTATTTTCGTTGTTTATTAAGTTCTTCCATCTCTTCCAAAAATTGTTTCAACATAGCAACATACACATCACGTTCAAATGGCATCATGTTTTCTAACTCTGTGAGCGAATACTTATGATGATGCATTAAAGCAAAGTTCATCTGATACATGTTTATCAAACTATCATGCATCAGACCAACATAAAAAAATCTTTCAACCCCTCCACATATGCAAAATCTTTTTCTTTACACTTTTCACATTCCCATTCTATTATGTGACTTAGTGAAGGACCATCTGCAAAGAAAGACATTATCTTTTCAAATTGTTCTTTGTTCAAATGATCCAACCACTCTTCTAGTTCTTGCTCAGTAAAATCATCATATATCTGTTCGCTATCATAAACATACTTGATGTTTTCTTTCACCATAGCAAATAAATTCTCAGCGTCTCTTTTCATGATCTTTTCTGATGTATA